TAAGTTAAAATCTCCACCTAAAAATCCATCTATAAAATATTTGTTACCTAAAGAAGATTTAACTATAAATGTTTGAGTTCCTACTTGAGGAATACCTCCTGTTAATACATCTCCTACAGTATAATTTGATGTAACAGATACAAATTCACTACTAGAAACTCCTCCAAATGGTTGTACTCCTCCATTCTGTACGTTGAGGTTAACCAACATACCAGTTCCATTACCACCTGTTAGTGGAATACTCTTCCATACACCATTAGGATAGTTTGAACCAGATGTAACAGTAGCAGCAAATGCAGTTACAACTACATCAGCAGTCATCTGTTGACCATTACCACCTGTTACGTTGAGGTTTGTGTATGAGCCAGGATTATAGTTAATACCACCGTTTGTAATCTGACCAGATATCTGATCAACAGTAAAGTCAATAGTAGCACCAGTACCACTACCATTACTAATAACAGGAATGTTTAAGTAAACGCCAGGTGTATATCCACTACCTGTTTGAGTTATACTTCCACCAAATCCATCTACTGTTACACCTACAGTTGCACCATCACCAGTACCACCAATAGCAGGAATAGATGTGTAAGTTCCTCCATCATAATTAGAACCAGGATCTGTAATAGAGATACCTAATGTGTCAAGACTGTTTTTCTCAATTAAAAAATCTCTATAATATTTGACACTTGAAGCAGCAAGATCCGATAATTTCTTTCCTGCACTAGCAAAACCTAGTACACCTGTACCATTGCGATATATTCCAAGCGAAACATCATTTACAAATGCTAAACTAGGAGCAGATACTAATCCATCTCCTAGTTTTAAGTTACCTGTTGAAAGGTCAGAACCTCCAGCAGTAACCGTAAATATCTGCTGACCGATTTCGTTTATCTTGACCCTTTGTTGTTCAAAGGTATCAGTACGTGCTACATTAACTGCTGGCATTTTGGATTAACTCTCTTAATAAGGACTTAAGTTCAGAGACTTCATTCTTCAACTTATTTATGTCATCCAATGCGGAACTCAGTTGTTTTGACTTGCGTCTAGACTCTATAGCAGAATCATCGAGATTGATGATTGCACCAGTGTTTTGGTCTCTCACTAGACCATCATGTCCAGAAACTTTCACAAATTCCATATGCGGAAATTAGAACGCAGCGACTGCTCTTATATCTTGAACTTTGGGAACAAATGCAGGATCTGATCCAGACATCACAATTTTGATAGCAAATGATGAATATTCTGGAAGATCTGAAACACTATATTTTAGATCTTGGTAAGAAGATTGCTTCTCTACAATACCTGATATTGTATTCTCACTTGTTGCTATTTCAAATGCATCTGGTTCACCTGATGTATTGAAGTATATCCAATCAATATCTTCAAAGTTCTCTTGACTAGATGCTTTCTTATATTTGAAGAACACTTTAAGATCACCAATATCTTTAACATTTGCTAGTAAGTGTACATCAATAGCAGTTGCTGGATTTGTAATAGTAACTTCTTTAGTTACATACTTAGCAATAGCAGAACCATTCTTGGATGTATCTTCAGCAACGAAATCCAAACCACTTGTATACATCACTTTTCCAACCTCAAGATATGCATTCTGTTCATCTGGTTGATTTGGATATTTAACAAAATCACCAACACGGAATATGTCAGGAAGTTGATCAGCAGTAACTGCATTTCTATTAAAGAGAACATTGTCAATTATTCTACCAGTAAAATCATCAACTATTGGTTGTACATCATTTCTCAAAGTTAATTGTTGAGTCTGACTATTCCATATAGTTGTCTTACCAGTAATTACGTTGTCATAAGTTTCATTTAATACGTTTGGATTACGTGCCACGATAGTAGCAGCATCGTCAATAGAAGCAAATACCTGTGATGGATTTGAATCTACAGTAACATTTGTAAGACCTAACTGATTTCCTAATGTTACTGTCTCTCCTTTTTGGAAGAACTGACTTGTCTTAACTCTAACGTATACAACCTGACCATTGACTCTAGCAATAGTACCAGTTGTTTTTGTAGTTACACCTTTAATTGTTTGATCTGCTTGTAATTGTGTGCCACCATTTCCTGCAAGATTAAATTGATATACAGGATAAAATTCAATTACTTGATCTCTTCTACCAAATCTATCTTCTTGTCCAGTAGCATTTTCAACTCTGTTTGTTACTGTTTTTACAGTAGCACTTGACAAGTCTATTATTGGACTTAAATGAGACACACTAGACGATAGAGACATTTTATAAGTAAGTGACTCAGATACATTGTTCAAAGTCTCATTAATACTAGATGCAATGAATTTTTGATTAGTAAAGTAATGTGGTTCATTCAAGAATGTTTTTTCATAACTTGCTTGTGAGTATGATGTGTAATTTACAGATCCAGAATCTACAGGAACTACATTAGTTGTCTTAACCTCTGTGTTTAAAGTTGTACCTGTAAATGATAAGTATGATACTTGTGGATATAATGTCTCAAACTTTCTATTGAATGTAGCATATACCATATCTCCACCACCAATAGCATTACCAGCAGCTTGAGAACTTGATTGTATGTTATATGTGTCAACACCAGAGTTACTTACTTGGAATAGTGTGCTGTTTAAAATAGATGCAGTCACACCACCAATCTCTTTAGCAGATCTGTAGAAAACATAAGAATTTCCAGTAGTCTCAAATCCATGATCTCTATGATTTACTTTAACAATAGAGTTGTTATTTTTAAATAACTTAGAAGTTGAGTTAGTGTTAGCACTAGCATTTGTTTCAAATGGATTTGCCTCTAGAAGTTCATAACCAAGATCTTCGTTCTTAACTACAAGTTCTGCTGGTCTAGATGTATTAAACTCTGCACGATACATTGTAAACTTAAGATCCTCAAATATATCCTCAGTCCAACTTTCAGTGTTTTGAGAACGGTAAACCGAACCTAAACCTGGTTGTGTTGTGATGACCGTACTTGTTGCTATGTCGGTTTCCCCTAACTTAGATGACCATAACTCATAATCAATAGAATCTGTCTCAATTACGAGAGCATATTCTGTATCATTTTGTAGATATACTGGATAGTCAAATCCAAAATGTGTAGGAGTTGTCGATTGTGTAACACCCTCTGTATCAACCGCTACACCCATTCTAACTGCTGGTGTATCTATTTCTATAGATGTTACTATTTCACATCCTCCAGCACCATTTCCGACGCCTTTCACAACAACTGATGGTGCTTCTGTATATCCAAAACCTGATAATGACACTTCAGCATTGTATATTTGTCCATTAGAAACTTCAATACTTGCTGTAGCAGTAGATCCGCCAGGTAATTGTGGACTCTCTATTGTTAGAATTGCACTGTCGTAATTTTGACCAGGATTTGTAACTCTAACACCTGATAATTTACCACTATCTTTTGCGATAGCAAGAACAAAATCTGTACCATCTGTTGCATTAGCAAGAGTTACAGAAGGGACAATCAAATCTTCATTTGGTAAGAATGATTTACCATTATGATTACTAAGAACAACAGTATAACATTGTTCATTTGTAAGACTATATCTACCAGATGCAGTAGCAACTAATTCAACATTGTTCTTGTCAAATACTTTAAGTATAGGACCTGAAGCAGTAGAAGATGCACCAGTTACATTTTCTCCTTTTACTATAGACATATTGCCACTAGCAAAACACTTGAGGAATGTATTTGGTGTTAATGTTTTTTCACTACCAGGTACAATATTTTTCGCTGGTTTTTCTGCATCTACATTTGTGATGTATGTTTTAATAGGAATTGTTGCACTCTTCTTATTGAAGTACAAATCAACACCAGTTATAAAACAACCACCATCTAAGTTCTCTACTTTGAATGTTTGTGCAAGAGGATTAGGTCTTACAGGATTGTCAGTATTACTTTCAATTAACTGAACACCCTCATTAGATTTAAAGATAGAAGGTTTTGTAGATACAATACTAGATGGATTCTCAGGAAGAATACCTGTAGCATAATACTTAACTTCTGTGTAACTATCTACATCTGTTTTTAATGCATTAGTAGGACTAGATGTAAATCTAAATGTTAAAGTTCCTACAGTAAAGTTCAATGCCTCTGCTGATGCATCATATCCAACAGTATCAATATCTCCACCCCATATAGCATTTTCATTAGGAGGTGATCCTGCTGGTAATATAATCAAACCACTAGCATTACCATATTCATCTGTAGTAATAGAACCATTAAATGCTGACAAAGAGTTTCCTGCAATACCAGTATATCTAAGGTCAGGATTAACCCAACGACTAATATCTCTACCTTCTAAGAAAACATATAATCTTGTATTGGGTTTCATCCTACCAACTTTAAATTTGATAGGTACACTTCTTGCAAAGAATGATAATGATGTAGAAACAACACTATCACCCACAGATTTGGTTTGTAATCCTTTACCTACTTCGTTATTTTGAGGACTGATATTAGAAGAACTTCCAACAGATGCAGTCTGTACAGATGTATTAGCAACTTGTGTATTAACTTCTCCTAATGAGTTGATAGCAGTAAATGATGAAGTAGCACCTACCCAGTTAATAACAAATGAATTATGTAAACTAGAAAAACTTTCTTTTACACTTTCTTTTGCTAAGAATATATTGAATAGATCTGTATTTGTATCTACAACAACTGGTTCTATACTTGAATCATACCACTGATCTATTGATGGGGATATGTCACTATCACCAACATATTGTAGTACAACAAATGGATTCGGATTTACTGTAGATGATGCAAAATTGTTACTTAATAAAGACAGTGGAGAGTATGGTAATGTAACCATATGTCCTGTCTTCTTATATCCAGAAACTGCTCTTTGATCTTCTCTTGTATTAACTTCTACTAATCCTATAGAATCTTCTTTAGATTGTGGACGTAGTACAGATTGTTGAGCATCAACAGCACAACGATAATCTAATGACTTAAGATTACCAACTTTATGTGCTTCAAAATTATCAACAACAAAACCAGACTTGAATCTGTCTAGACCAATCTCATCCTTAACTTGCATGTTAAGTGCTTGCTGTTCTAGTATGCTAAGTGTTGTGTAATATTCTAGTCTTTCAATACGCTTCTCTAACTTACCGATATCACGCATTGTGTAACGACGATTATCTACAGGAGTAATTCTTACATCTTTACTTGTCTTAGTAAATGCAGGAATATATGCGTAGAACAATGGCACCGCATCTTCTATTGGATCTGGTTTGGTTGGGTTGAGAGATGAGTTACCTTC